CAGGTGCTGAGCCACCAGTTCAATGCCATGCGCCACAGTGGCCGAGGCCCCGTTGCTGCTGTCCCACTCGCCCACCAACTTGGCCCATTGCGTGCGCACATCTTGCAGCGCCCGGCCCACGGTGAGCGGCAGTTTGCCGAACTCGGCATCCAGCGTGGCGCCCTGCATTTGCAAGGCTTTGACAATGGTTTGCGTGGTGAGCTGGCCTTCATTGGCCATATTGCGCAATTGGCCGATGGTGAGGCCTAGGCCGTCTGCCATGGCTCGGGACAAACGTGGCGACTGCTCCACCACCGAGTTGAATTCATCGCCCCGCAACACGCCCGACTGCAGGCCCTGGATCAGTTGCGTGATCGCCGCCTCAGATGCCTCGGCCGTAGCGCCTGAGAGCTGCACAGCCTGGTTGATGGTCTCGGTCAGCCGCAGCGCCTCTTGCTGCGAAACGCCCATCTCGCGACCGGCCAAGGCCAGTTTGCCGTATAGGTAAGCCGTGCTGTCCAAGGTGCTGTGCGTTTTGAGCGCAACCCGTTCGACGTCGGCCAGCGCCTGCGTCATGTCCGCCTGTTCGCCCAGCGCCAAATGCAGGCGCGACTGCATGTTCTGCCAGGCGTCGGCCAGCTTCAGAATCTCGCCAACCGCTTGCGTTGCTGACTGCGCGGCAAAGAACGTGGCAGCGGCCTGGGCCACCTCGGTCAGCACGCCCTTCAGCCCGCCCACCTCGGTTTTGATGGCGGCAGCGCCGGTGCCCATCTTCTTTTGGGCGGTCTCGGCGTTGGTCGCTTCCTTGGCCACGGCCGCTTCTGCACTGGCCACTTGGCGAAGCACCACACCCATGCCTTGCAGGCTGGTTTCGGCGCTGCGCACCGCACCGTTGTGCTCCAGCCAGGCCATCCGGGCGAGCCGGCTGCGCTCAGTCAGGATGGCGAGTTGCTGCGCCTCCTCTGCGGTGGCGTTCTTCGCCCCGCCAATCATCTTGGTGTAGCTCTCCACCGCCTGGTCGGCGGCGGCCATGCTGGTGCGCAGCGCATCAGTGCGGCCTCGCAACAGCTCCAGCGCAGCAACAGCATCTCGCTGCGCCCCCAGCCGCTGCAGCTCGTCAGCCAGCGTCTTGGCCCGAGTCGCCACGGCAGGATCAACGGCGGTACCTAGCTTCTCCAGCTCGGCGACCAGGGCCCGCACCGGGTCGGGTTTCAAGTCCTGGGCAAACACCTCGCTGCTGCCGCCGGCTTTGAGCAGACTCTCTGCCGCAGCTTGGGCTGCGCGCTCCAGGGCCGCCAAAGCGTCTGCTTCTTTGGCTTGTTGCGTGGCCGCTTGCTGCGCGTGGGTTGTGGCGTTGGATGTCGCCAGCCCCAGCGCACGCTGACTGGCGGCGGTGGCCTCAGCGCGGATGTTGGCATCACGCAGCGCATCGGCGGCGCGCTGCTGCGCCTCGGTCAGTTGGGATGAGGCCCTGGCGGTGGTAACGGCTGCGCTGCCGGCTGCACCCAGCGCCGTGGCGGCGTCATGTGCCGCCGTGCTGAGCGCGTCAACGGCAGCGGGAGTACTCCCGAACGCATCGTCCACAGCTTGGCCGGCCTGCGCGCCTTCCGTGCCGATGTTCTGCAGTGCTGCGCCTGCCTCGTCGCCCGCCTGGTGAGCAGCGTCAACGATGCGTTCCATCCCCTGGTCAAAGTCCACCACCGCCTTGTTGGCGCCCGCTTCCAGCGGCTTGCCATCCAGGCCCAGGCGAACGGCGACGTCTATCGGATTGGTCATGTCAGGCGGCAGGCGTCAGAAACAACCATGCGCGGCAAATCCGGGGCTTGACGCGCATGGCATGGGGCGCTCCACCGGCAGGCAGAGCGGCAAATTCAGGGGCCGGTGAGCGGCTGTGCTCAGGCCACCAGGTCGGCGCGCAAGAAGCCCGACAGGCCCGGCCCCTTGGTCGGGTCGCGCAACATTTCCCACTTGAATGAAAGCTCGATGGGCTTGTCGCTGATGAGTGTCATCTTGTCGGCCGGGCGAATGAACACGCGCCACAAGTCCACCAGCGCCGGCTTGCCTGAGGCGGCCTCGTTCAGCCCTTCGAAGAACAGCTCCAGCTCGGTATCGAGCTGCGTCAGGCCCTCAATACGGCTGTACTTCCCGTGGTCGTAGGTAATGAACAGGTTGGGCGTGTCGTCGTTGGTAGCGTCAGGGATGGCGCCATCAGCCGCAATCTGGATGCCGCTGGCCGTCACGGTGTAGTCGGTGCCCTCGTCATAGGTGGTGCCGCCCGATGCGGCCGAAGCCACAGAGGCCACCGATGTGGGCGGGTGCTCAAGCCGCACCAAGCCACCTTGGTAGCCCACTTGCGGCTCGTCAGGCACCGTGCCGGCTGCCACGCTGGTGACCGTGCCGCCCATCGCCAGCGCCCAATTCTCCGGGGTGATGTTGAGCAGCTTGACCTGGGCGGTGGCGCTCTTCACCCGCACGAACTTGTCTGCCAGGCCACCGCCCAGGCGGGTGTAGTCGGGCACATCGTTTTCGGTGAGCTGCGCGTCGGTGTCGAGCTGGGCGCAGTTGCCCAGCGGGAGGCGGGCTTGCTTGGTGCCGTACTTGCGACCGTAGAGGTTGCCAACGCCGATGTAGGAGGGCATGGTGAGTCCTTTGCTTTCAAACAGTGATCTGGGTGGTAAAGAGCAGCGGGTAGTAGCTGATGCGGGCGCCGTATTTGGGCTTCAGGCCAGAGGCCGCCACCCAGGCCAGCGCTCGGGTGCAGCCTGGTGGCTTCCAGCCATGCAAGGCCTTCACGGTGGCCGGGATCAAGCCGCCCACTTCGCTGGCCACCCGGTCGCGTTGAACGCCGCCCGCGCGCACGGCCAAAATCACGATCCAGCCCTGCACCACGGTAGAGGTGGGAATCTGGCCATTGCGCCCGCCATCTGGCGTCAGCTCGTCGAGCATCACCACCGCAGCGGGCACTTGCTTGGGGTCGCCCACGGCGGGGTCAATCTCGTCGATCAACAGGCTCTCCCGCAGTGCGCTCACTTCGCCGGCCAGGCGCGTGGCCATGGCTCGGCCGATGTAGAACGCATCAGCGTCCCAAGCCGGGTTGTTGGGCAGGGGCGGTGCAAGCGGCATCAGTACCCCCGGCCGAAGTGCTTGCCGTCGGAGACCACTTCCGGCAAGTTCTGGCTTTCGTCAGGCAGCGGGGCACCCAGCGCATCAACACCCAGTTGCAACTCGCCCTTGCGGATGTAGCCCAGGTTCTTCTGCGCCGTTTCGTACTTTGTTTTCACCAAGGCGTTGGGCTCGGCCTGGTGCAGATAGAAATAGGCCAGATCCAGCGCCAGGTAGCACAGGAGCACCGGCACGCTGGAGAGCGGCAGCGCGTAGCGCCCGGCCAGCACCGCATCCACCTCGGCATTGGCCCGGTCGCAGGCGCGCTGGGCCACCGCCGAGTCCACCGCATGGGTGCGGGGCGTGGCGCGGTCGGTTTGGTCGATCATTTCCTGCTCACCGAATTCGGCGATCAGGTCGGCCGGGCTGACGTAGCTCATCGTGGGGTTCCGTGGGTCTGGGAGGCGTGCGCTGAGCGGGCTCAGGCCTTGGCTTTGCTCTTGCCGGCAGCGGAATCTTCAGCGGCCGGTGCGGCAGCAAGAGCTTCATCGGGCACCTCAACTTCCATCGTCGTGCGAGCCACCACCAGGCCCTTGCCGGCTTCGCTCTCCAGCGCTTCCAACTGGGCCGGGCTGAATTCGGCTTGCGCCACGGTCTGAGTGCCAGGGCCCCACAGCCGGCCAGCGCGGCGAAAGCCCTTGGCGGAAGTGGCGGCAATGGCAAGCGCCGGTACGGTTTTCTTGGCCATCGAAGGCTCCTTGTGATGAGGGTTGGGGCGGAGGCTGGGTCAGGCGGGCTCAGGCCAGCCAGGGGCACACCACCACCGTGGCGGTGTTGCGCATGACGTTGGTGGCGCCGTTGGCCAGGCTCTCGGCCTGGATGATGTCCAGCGCAGCGCCCTCGAGCTGCGGCGGCACCAGCAGCACCTTGGTGCGAATGGCCAGCGGCACGCCGGCGTCGTTCTTCAGGCTCTGCATGCCGGCGCGGGCGGCCTTGTAGTTGGTGGTGTCCAGCGTCTGGCGGCTGCAATAGGCCATTTGCCACATGCCAAAGCCCACATTCAGCCGTGCATCGGCACCCCAGGCGAATTCGTTGAACTCGAACACCCGATCACTGTTGATGTCGGTGATGGCGTGGAAGGCGTAGTCGCGACGGCGCTGGAAGATCAGCGGGCGCAGGTAACGCGAGTTGTCCAACAGGTACCAAGCCTGGCCCGAGCCGCCGCCGTAGTTGGATGCGCTGGTTTGGTTGCCTGCCAGGCCCACCGGGTGGTCGGTGTCGAAGAAGTACTGGCCGTCGTAGCACTTCACGTCGTTGCCGCTTTGCAGCAGCCCAAAGAGCATCTTGTCGGGGTGTTGCTTGGCGTCGTTGCCCAACAGGCGCGAGGTCACGCCATAGGTACCGTGCAAGTCGTCTTCAATCTTCTCGCGCTTGACCTTGAAGGAGTCTTCCCAGGTCTTGTTGCGGATGGCGTAGCCGTGCTCTTCCAGGCTTTGGTATTGGCGAGCGCCGATCCACTCCCGGAAACCCGTGGTCTGGCCCAGCCAGGAATACTCGTTTTCTGCCGAGCTGCTGGGCACATCGGTGGCGAACTGCATCGCCATGGTTTCGCCCGTTTCCAGCCCTGCCTGAAAGGCGGCGCTGTAGGCCCGGTTGAGGGTTTGCAAGTTGTGGATGGTGATTTCCATGATGGGTTCCTGTGTGCTCAGTGGGGTGGCGGTTCAGTGGTTCAGCACTCGTCGCCAAACCAGGTGATCCAGACGGTGCCGTCGTCGTCCACCTCCCAGACCTGGCCGCCGGTAGGGCTGCGGCTGCTGCTGCCGGAGGTGAGGGCCACGGTCTGGTCGTCCACGAGGTAGGGCGTGAGGCCGATGTGGGCGCGGGTGATTTGGTCTGCGCCCGCGCTGTTTTTGAAAGGCCAGCAGGCGGCGGAGACTTCAGCGCTCAGGTCGCCATTGGCACCGGTGCTGTTGTCCACCCG